TAGATATGAAGGTCATAGTGAAAGAATTACTGTGGCTTTTGATATTTACAATAAAGAGTTTTTCGAGTATGATATGGTGGAGGGAGCTAAAAAACACTGGATTAGAATATAATGGATTTTCTTAAAGAAATAGTAAAAGAAATCGGTGATGACTACACCCAACTCGCAAGAGACATCGACGGAGAAGAAAGATACATCGACACAGGTTCGTACATCTTTAATGGACTTGTTAGTGGTTCCATTTTTGGCGGCGTTTCTACTAATAAGATTACTGCCATTGCTGGTGAGTCTAGTACTGGGAAAACTTTTTTCTCGCTCGCTGTGGTTAAAAACTTCCTTGAGTCTAATCCTGATGGTTATTGTCTTTATTTTGATACAGAATCCGCAGTTAATAAAGGATTACTTGAGTCTCGCGGGATTGACTTAAGTAGATTGGTAGTTGTTAATGTGGTCACTATTGAGGAATTTCGCAGTAAAGCACTTAAGGCCATTGATAAATATCTTCAGATGCCCATAGATGAACGCAAGCCGTGTATGTTTGTGTTAGACTCTTTGGGTATGCTCTCAACAGAAAAAGAGATCAGAGACGCACTTGATGATAAACAAGTTCGTGACATGACTAAATCTCAATTGGTGAAGGGAGCATTTAGAATGTTAACTCTCAAACTCGCTCAAGCAAATGTCGCGCTCATTGTCACAAATCACACATATGATGTCATCGGAGCTTATGTTCCAACTAAAGAAATGGGAGGAGGTTCGGGACTCAAGTATGCAGCGAGTACAATCATTTATCTCGGAAAGAAAAAAGAAAAGGATGGCAAGGAAATCGTCGGAAACATTATCAAAGCAAAGACTGCTAAGTCGAGGTTAAGTAAAGAAAATAAAACTGTAGAGATACGTCTTTATTATGATGAACGTGGTTTAGATCGTTATTATGGTCTTCTAGAATTAGGAGAGATTGGAGGACTGTGGAAGAATGTTGCGGGTAGATATGAAATAAACGGAAAGAAAATTTATGCCAAACAGATCTATGCTAATCCAGAGGAGTATTTTACTCCAGAGGTAATGCAAGCTCTGGACGAAGTTTCACAGCAGGAATTTAGTTATGGATAAAGTTGAGTTTCTAATTCTTAGAAACCTTTTATATAATGAAGAATATGTCCGTAAGGTACTTCCTTTTATTAAACCAGAATACTTTGAAGACCATAATCAAAAGGTTGTCTTTGAGGAGATAGCAAAGTTTGTTGTTGAATATAATGAACCTGCTACCAAGGAAGTATTATGTATTGAGACTGAGAAACGTCAAGATATTAATGATACTTCTTTTAAAGAAATAACTCAGTTGATTAGTTATCTAGAGGATGATCCTACAGAGTTTGGATGGTTAGTTAATACTACTGAGAAATGGTGTAGAGATCGTGCTATATACTTAGCATTGATGGAGTCTATCCAACTTGCTGATGGGAAGGATGAAAATAAGGATAGGGATGCTATACCTTCTATATTATCTAATGCTCTTGCAGTATCTTTTGATACACACATTGGACACGATTATTTAATTGATTATGAAGAAAGATATGAAACCTACCACAGGAAGGAAGATAAGATCGAATTTGATCTCGAATACTTCAACAAAATTACGAAAGGCGGTTTACCGAATAAGACTCTCAACATTGCTCTCGCTGGCACAGGTGTTGGAAAAT